GTGATCGGACCATCAACCCAGGCGACGCTCAGGGGCACGACCGTGATCGTGAAGACCAGGTCGTCCGTGGCCGTGAGGCCGAAGATGTCCGTCGCGGTCACGCGCATCGTTCCCGTCTGCTCCCCGCTTTCGGTGGACGCGAACACGCGCACCGACCGCTCACCGGCGACCTCGAACGTGATGCCGTCTCCGGAGACCAGCTCGAACGAGTAGGTGTAGGGCGCGGTCCCGTCGGCGGCCTGCGCGAAGTAGACGTCGAGCGTCGCGCCAGGCCCGTAGGTCCCGGTGATCGGGCCGTCCTCTTCCCACGCCACCGACATATCGTCGGCCTCGACCTGCTCGGCGGTGTCTCGATCCCCCGTGGGGTCGTACAGAACCGTCGGGTCCCAGATCTCGGGCAGCCGCTCCTGCGGATGCTGCGGATCCCAGCACGGCGGGCACACGCGCATCTCCGGGAACTGGCCGTCGTAGGTCAGCTCCTTCAGCAGGTACCTGAGGCCGCACCGCTCACAGTGCCCCCAGGCCTTGCTGCCTATCGCGTAGCGTGGGCCCCGCGATCCCATCTCACCACCTGCCCCGGCGCCGTCCGTAGTTCACGCGCAGGACCGTATCGGACGTCTCGCGGTCGAGGTCCATCGCGCGCCCCAGGGCGCCGCCCGGCGAGTTGCTGTCGCCGATGCCGCCGTTGTACTCGCGGGTGAGCATGTCGAGCCGATCCGGCGCGAACTTCACGGCCAGCTTCGCAGCCAGGCCGGCGGAGAACGCCTCGGTCCAGTGGAACGGCAGCTCCAGGTGCTCGCCGGCAGTCGCCTGACCCGCATCCATGATGCGGCGGATGTAGTAGTAGTCGATGGTGGAGGTTTCGTTCGCGAGGTTCGGCACCTGCCAGATGTACACGGTGGACTTCGGGTTCGCGCCGATGAAGGTCGACTTGTCGACCCAGTAGCGGTCGGGCCGGCCCTCCATGTCCTTGTCGTGGATCGAGTGGTAGTCCTCGCGCGAGATCGCGTAGGCCTCGGTCTCGTAGCCCTGGGAGTCCACCAGCGTGGCGTGGAAGATGTCCCAGCCGCCGTTGGGCAGCTCGAACGTCTGCTGGCCCTGGGTGAGCGTCTGGGGCGCGGCGTGGATGATCGTCCACTGCCGCGCTCCCATGGTCATCCAGTCCGCGAGCATGAGCTGCGCGGAGCGAGCCGCCGACTTGTGGTGACGGGCTTCGAGCTGTGCGGGATCCTTCCCGCACCGCTCCCATGCCTCGTCGACCAGCTCGGCGAACTCCGGGTTGTAGGTGAAAGTCCCGGTCGTCGCCATTGTCGTGCCTCTTTACGCGTTCGTGAGCCGCAGCGTTGCGGTGCCGTCGCCAGCGGTGACGTTCAGGCGGATGGCCGTGACCGGCGTCTCCAGCTGACCGGCCGCTGCCGCAGACCCGGACGCGATGAACGCGGTCCATGCGGCGGCCGAGGTCCCGTTGCGGCGGATGTCCGGCTCGCAGGTGTACTCGACCTGGAAGGTCACCGTGCCGCTGACGCTCACCTGGGCGGTGAGAGTCTGGGCGTAGTGATCGACCGGGATGACTACCGTGCCGGTGCCAGTCTGGCTAACCTTTTTGGGGCGCATCATGATTCTGCACCCCTTAGCTGTTCAGACTGCCGTCGTCTTCCATCACGAAGTAGATCGCGACCGTGACCGTGCCGCCACCAGCGGCAGAGGCGCCCTGGCCGGCGAGAACCGCCGTGTCGGCCGTGAGGGCTGCGGCAAGGATGCCGACGCCACCACCGACTCCGAGGCCGCCATCAGCGTCACCTTCGGCCACGAACGCATCGCCGTTGCCGGTGATGCCGACGTCGACCGTCGGGGTCGAGCCGCCCGTGCCGGCGCCGTTGAAGTCGACGCGCGTCACGATGGCGCCCTTCGGCAGCACCTTGCCAGTGTCGGTATCGGCCGCCGCGTCGGCGTCGAACGTGAACACCAGGACGGAGGGGACCGGGGTGGGGGTTGCGCCGTTCAGGCTCTTCCCAGAGCCGCACTGGCGGAGGTATCCAGCGAAAGTGTTACGAGCCATGTCAGTTTCCTTGTGGGATTGGCCTACCGGCCATCTTCATGGAAGGGGGAATTCCCTTCAGGATGGAGCCTCTCAGCCGTCCCTGGCTGCCACCGCCTATGGCGGTTGGTGCGAAGCTCCATTCTGAAGTGCCACCGTTTTTCGTCCGGTGGCCACGACGCCTGAGGAGCTTGTAACCCCTCTGGGTTGTTGCTTACGCGCCGCCCGAGGACCCGAAAGCGCCGCGCCATTCCTTCCAGTAGAAGGAGTAGCGCTCACGCGCCTTGTAGCGCATGTTGCCGCTCTCGAAGTCGCCTTCCATGCCGCGCTTCACCTTGGTACGGGCGAAGTGCGTCAGGCCACCGGGAACGTCGGTCATGAGGAACCAGGCGTCCGGATCGGTGAGGCGGTGATTGACGCTGGCGCCGCCCGCGACGAGTCCCATGGACTTCAGCGCGTTGACGTCGTTGTCGCTCGTGCCGCTGCGGTACGGGGACTTCAGGATGCGCTCCGCGATGAACTGCAGCTCGGTCGGGATGATCAGCTTCTTCGGCATGGCGGCAATCGGGATTCCCCGGTCGTCGGTCCATTCCGAGATCTGGATCAGAGCCTCTTCGAGGGCAGCCTCGCTGAGATCCGCCTGCGTGGCGAACGTGTTGCTCAGCGTGCCGCCGGCCCACAGGGGGTGCGCGGTGCTGAACAGAGCCACGGCGTCACCACCGGGGAAGCTGGAGCTGAAGCCGTTGTTGAGAACGGCGGCGCCCTTGACTTCCTTCGTGTGCTGCAGGCTGCGGGCCAGGGCCTTGGCGTACTTGGCGCCGAGGTCACCGTACAGACCGTCTTCCACGGCCTCTTCGGTGATCGCGAACGCCAGCGCGATGGTCTCATGCACGGCACGAGAGACGTATCCTTCCGCCCCTTCGTCGTACGCGACACCGGCGCCCTCGCCCTTGACCTGGGCCGCGCCGAGGCCGACCAGCTGGACGTCCTCTTCGTAGGCCTTGTTGCTCTTCTTCACCTCGAAGATCTGCTTCCACTCTTCGGGGTAACGCTTGTACTCCATGCCGAAGATCGTGTTAAGACCTTCCTGGAGCTGCTTGCGAAATTTCGCGCGATTCATAGCCATGTCTCAGCCCTCCTGATTAGACAGCCGCGAGCGTGCGAAGCTCGTGCAGCTTGATGGCGACCTCGACACGGGCGTAATCGCCGTACTCGTTGTCGGCCCTGGGAACGAGGCCCAGGATCGTGAGCAGACCGTCGGAACCGTTGATGTCCGTGCCGCTCAGCACCGTGACGGAGCGCCCGAGGGCGTCGCTTCCGGTGCCGACGATCACGTCAGCGGTCTGGCCGACATCGGCCTCCGCGACTCCACCGCCGACGTTGTCGACCTGGATCTCGAAGACGATCTGCGGGTCATCGAACACCCACGCGGTGACAACCGAACCCGTCAGCACTGCGCCGGGGGCCGGCCAGTAGGGGCGGATCTGGACATCACCTGCGGTGTCCTGGTACATGCAGCCGGCGAAGACGCCGACAGCGGGGCCGTCCGCATCGCTGAGGGCGATATTGCGGCCGGTGCCGGTGCGCGACACGAGAGACCCGGAGTGGATCTTCGTCGCGTACGCAGCGGCGATGGTGTAGGCGTTGGCACGGATCACGCCACCCGAGAGGTGGCGAACCGGCGTGAGCCCGTTGGGACGGTCGACATTAGCCATTGGAAATTACCTCTTCCAATCGTTGAAGTTATCGGCCTAGTCCATGTCATCCGCTGTCGGAGGGACACGGGGGCGGCCGCGCTCAGTGCGGGATCTCCGTCGTTGCTCGATGGGGTTCCCAGGGCGCTCGACGCTGTGCAAGTCCTGCTCGATGGCATCCGTCTGGCGCTGCGTCTTGTCGGCATAGTGCCGCTGACGCTGCTTATGAATGCGCTCGGGCATCTCGCAAAGCACGAGACCCTCGACACCGATAACTTCCCCGAACTGGCCGTGAGAGATGGTCGGTGGTGAGAATCCGCGGGGCGCCGTATGCGCTTCCCTTGGCTTCCACCCCTCACGAAACTTCTTCTGCGCGTTCCTGGGGTCTGGTCCTGCACCGAGGGATGTCCGAATCCATCGCTGCACATAGCCCGGCCTTGCGGGCGGGGCTTCGAGGTCCGACGGCCGCTGCCAGCTCTCTGGCTCTTCGCGGGGCGTCGTGTGGACCTCGTGTTCCTCGAAGCCACCGTGGCTGTTGTCAACCAGGTGGACCTCGTCGTTCTTGCTCTGCAGATCACCAAGCTTCGCCTGGTTGATCCTGCGCGTTTCGGCTGCCTTCAGGGCCGCCGCGTTGCGTTCTGCCTTCGTCGCCATGATCGTCTCCTCAGTCCATCTTGTTCGCAGCCCACTCGCGTAGGTGCTGCGGATTTTCCGGGTCCAGGCCGAACTGGCTCATGCGAGCCTTGTCGTCGGCCGTGATCTTGACCCGTCCGGGCTTACGGTGCTCGGCAGCACCCTGGTTGCGTCGGCCGTTCGTCACGACCGGCTTGCGGCCCTTGCGCTCGTCTCGATCCTTGCGCTTCGACTTACCGAACTCGTCGGGGAAGTCGTCCGCCACGATCTTCTCGATGGCGTCGTAATAGCGCTCGGTGTTCGGGTTGAGCCCTCGACCGCTGACCAGGTTGTCTGCCGCCAGGACGATCCGGCGGAAGCGCGCGTCGTTCTTGAACCGGGGGTGCCGGTCAATCCATTCGCGCGCCTTCGGGGGCATCTTCGAAAGGTCGATCCCGTCGCCGATCTCTCCCTCGTCACGAGTGACCTCCTTCGCCTCTTTGACTCGGGCCTCCCTCACCTTGAGGTCGGACCTGGCGTCCAGGATCTTCTCGTCGAGGTCGATCTGGGCGTCGGTGTCGCCGTTCTCGATGGCCTCCTTCTTCTTCGCTCTCAGCTCGGCGAGCTTGGCCTCCGTAGTGGCCTTGAAGCTCTCGAACTC